GTTATTTAATCTATCTTGTTGAGTTTTCAGGTTATTTTTGTTTTGTGAACTTGACACTCTGGCATAAGTAGCAACTACTAGTGGTGCATCTTTGTCTTTCATTCCATCCAATACTAGAATTCTTCCAGTTTTGGTTCGTTCTATTTCTAATTCACCTTTTTTAATCCAGTTCCATATTGTTCTGCTGGTGACATTATGTTTTTTTGCATATTGTGATATTTTATATTTCATAACAATATTTATGAAAAATGAAAAAAAAGAAATACTTCTTTATTTATTCACTATTTTTCTATATAATATGGAAATTAATTAAATACAATGATTGGTCACCAACAATAAAAGATTTAGAAGTTATTCGTCAAAGAATTCAAGAGAAGATTGAAATGAAACCAAATTGGTATAAGTAAGTGGACATGAAATTAATTCAAGAATGGCATGGAGAAGTTCTTAGTGTTCATAAAAAATATTTTAGAGCATTACTGACAGATAAAACAAATGAAAGTAATCCTATGGAAGAGATGAACATCTATTTTGATGAAATTTTAAAAAACGATTATGGGAAAGTTGTTGAAGGAATGACATTTAAATGGAAAATATATGAAAAAAATAATAACGCAATATCTGAAATTGTTTTTGATGATATTCCAATATGGACAATTGAAGAATTAAATGAAGTAAAAAGATTAGCAAAAGAATTTATGAAATATTTTGGAGATATAAAATGATTATAACACTATCAGCATCACAAGGTCAAGGTAAAACGACACTATTAAATGAATTGAAAAAATACAATTATGATATTATTAATAATACAACATCAAGAGAAATATTAAGTGATATGAACAAAACACTTAATGATGTATATAGTGTACCTGCAATAGCAGAAGATTTTCAAAATAAAATTTTGGATAGACAAGAAAAATATAATGATGCAATGTTAAGAATTAAGAGACCTATTATAACTGAACGTTCATTTGCTGATATATTTACATATGCAATGTTTGCATATGGGAACATAAATGATTACAGTACATCAATTGATAGCTATTATCATAAATGTAAGAGATTACAGAATGAACAATATGCATGTGTAGTGTATTTAAGTGGAAGGCAATACGTGCCTGACAATGATGGTGTAAGGTCAACAAACCAATATTTTAGTAAATTGGTTGATAAGACTATTAACTATTATATTGATGATTTTTATGCTACTTGTCCTGAAAAAATATATCATATTGATACACCCAACTTAGATGAACGTGTTGAAAAAATGATAGAAATAATAAATGAAGTAAAAAATAATAAAAATGGAAAATAGTGATGAGTAAAAGAGGTGAATTTGATATTGTTTTTGCTGTAGATTGTGAAACATCAGGGTTAAACTATAAAGGTAGTAATATTTCAACAAATTATCAAGCTATATCATTTGGAATAATCGCTACATCCATTAAAAATTTTAAACCAATTGATAAATTATATGTTGAAATACAATTTGATTCATCAAAATATAGATGGGATAAAAAAGCAGAAGATATTCATGGTTTAAGTAGAGATTATTTAAAAGAAAACGGTATGTCAGAAGAAGAAGCAGCTAATCAAATTGGTACATTCATTTATGAATATTTGGGTGATATTAATAAACCAGTTATATTATTGGGGCATAATGTTGCTACATTTGATTGGCATTTTTTAAAAAAATTGTTACATAACAATGGTTTACCATTTAGACTTTCATATAGATGTTTAGATACTTTCGCTTTATCAATGGCAACTGTGCAAGAATTCAATTCCGATGACTTATTTTCATCTTTTGGTATTGAACAACGAAAAGAACATAACGCTTTAGAAGATGCAAGCCATGCACTTACTGTCTATAGAAAAATTAATAAAATTTGGAAATCTATATTTAAATAGTAATTTCATAAATAGTAATATGGATGATTTAAACATATTAAAAAATAAAATAAAATCTTTAGAAATAATTACTAATAACTTATTACAAAAAGTTCATAATTTATCTAAAGAAAATAAATCATTAAAGTCTAAAATACTTAAACTTAATGATGAAATATATAGAATAAAAAATAAAAGGAATTAACTATGCCATTAAATGTTGTTTTTAGTGTCTTCTCTGCATTTTTTTTAATAGGTGGATACCTTTATTTAAATGTAAAAGTGGATTATTATAAAGAAAAGATACAAAATGTTGAAAATGAACGTGATAAGTTTAAAAATTCATTAGATTCTCAGAATAAAAAAATAGAAGTGTTAGAATCTACTAAAAAAGATTATGATGAAGCTATTAATAATTTATCTGATACATTAATCAAACAAAAGCAAAATTTTGATAAAATAATCGAAGACTTAAAAAAAGATAAACCTGCTGACACATGCAATGAAGCTATGAAATATTTAAAAGAAAAAATAGGAGTTTTGGAATGGTAAAAAATTTTTTTATATTGAGTTTTGTATTAATTTTAATGGGATGTAACCCTAAAATAAAAACAGTTATTCAAAAAGAGAATGTTCCTGTTCCTGTTGTACCAACACCACCAAATACAGAAAGACCTAAACTGTATATTGATGATTTATCAGAAGAAGATAAAAAAAAGGATGGTGAAGTAAGTAAAGCATATGTAATTACAACTGTCCAACTTAAAAAATACTCAACTTTATTAGAGCAAATTGTTGATGTATATAGGGATTTAAGTAAAAAATCATATAATGATTATCAATTACTAGAAAAACTCAACCCATCTTCAAAACCTTTTAGTGCATCTAATGATGTTGATGCAGAAGTTATAGAAATTACATCCAAACCGTTATTTGATTTCCAATCTGAATATGAATTATGGGAAGCAAAACAAAAATTAGACAAATTAAACGAGGAAATTGAATCACTTAAAAATTCAAATGACATAAATATAATAAAAGAATAAAATAAAATTATGTTAGAAGAATATATAAAAAGTGAAAAACTGGAATTGGTTGAAACATTTATTAATGGTGATATTGAATATTATTTAATATATGAAAATGCAACTCGTGAATTTTCTTTCAAAACAACAAGAAAGAATGCACTTAGTAGTCTTAAATCTTTTATTAAACAATATCCTTTTTTAAGTGGGATGGTTGCTTCTTTAGGAATTGATGCTATTGATAAGTATAGACAAAATAAAAGATTGCTTACACGTTTTTTTGCAAAAACACCAATAGAAATACAACTATATAAAAAAATGTCAGAAGATTTAGTTAAAACTGGCAAATACAAATTAGTTAAAGAAAAAAGAATTCACGGTGGGGTTCTTTATGAGTTAAAAAGATACAAATTATGAAATTAAATCAATTATTTGAATCTGATAAAAAAAAAGAGGATAAACAACGTGTTTATGTTAGTGATGATGTAAATGTGGGTTTTCCTAATGATACGATTTCTGTGATACAAAAAGAAATTAATAAAAATGCGAAAGATTTCGACAAAGAATGGAAAAATGCAATTGAATTAACTGAATTTGCATTTAATGAATTAAAAATAAAATTGCCTATGGCATTTATGAAAGAAAGATGGGGTCAATATATTAAACTGTTAGAATATGCAGTTAAAACATTATCTGATTCTAGAGGAATTAATATATAACAAGGAGTGAAATTTAAAATGTCAAATTTTGTAAAAGAAAGCTTATATCATATGAGAGTAATGGCAGGTTTAGAAAAACCTAATAGCTCTTTGGATTATTTATTTGATAATGGTAATCTATTTGAAAGTGTTGAATATCCTTCAATTGATGGAAAAGAAGGTCCTTTTTTAATGGAAGATGGTTCTGTAAAATATTTTAATAAATTAAATAATAAAATAGAAGAATCAAAAAAAGAGGATAAAGACTCTGATGAAGAATCTGAAAAAGATGATGATGAAGATGAAGAATCTGAAAGCTCAGATGATAAAAAATCAAAAAATAAAAACAAGAATTCTCATAATAAAAAAGAAGATGAAGAATCTGATGAAGAATCTGAAAAAGATGATGAAGATGATGAAGAAGATGATGAAGATGATGAAGATGATGAAGATGATGAAGATGATGAAAAAAATAAAAAAGATAAAATGTCAGAATCAGTTAAAGTTGAAAAAATGGTCATGGGTTCTAAAGCTGAAGTTCCTGACACTGATGAAGTTAAAATGGGTTTAAATGTTCAACATGGAAAAGTTAAATTTCCAGTAGAGGTTAAAACTGCTATAAACAAAAGAATATCAGAACTTAAAAAATCAATTGAATTGTATGATGATAAAGGATACAATGATGGAAGTTCTAAGCCAAATGCAATTGAGCATTTGGAAAAAATTAAAAAAATGTTAGGCAGAGAAAATATTGAAGGATTTCAACAAGCTCAACTTGTATTTCAACATGTTATGAGTCCAATTTCAAACCTTTTCCCGTCAACACTTATTAAGTTTTTGTCACAAAATGTATTTAATTAATTCATATATTATGATGTAACAACAAGTTATACAGAAAATGTAATTAAAAAAGAACAAAAAACTTGACATTTAATAAATAGTTATATATAATTGTTAAAACTGAGAAGTTAGATTAATTTCTAACTTCATTTTAAAAAAAATTTATAATACATAGGAGTTATGATTATGAAAAATTACAAATATACATATTCTGTATTTATCGGAAGATTTCAACCATATCACGTTGGTCATGAAGATACAATTAAAAAAGCACTTGAAATTTCTAAGGAATTAATCATTGTATTAGGCTCTTACAACACTTCAAGAAACATCAAAAACCCATTTTCATGTGAAGAAAGACAAGAAATGATTGAATTAAGTCTTTCAGATAATGAAAAATCTAGAGTACATTTTAAATATGTTGAAGATAGATTATATCAAGAAAATGAATGGATTAAAAAAGTTCAAGAAGCTGTTCTTAGTATAACACTATCAACTAAATCTGTTGCAATAGTTGGGTTAGAAAAAGATGAAAGCACATATTACTTAAAACATTTTAAAAATTGGAAACATGAAGCAATAAATGTTTTTAAAAATGGTTCAAATGAACATCCAATAAGTTCAACAAAAATCCGAGAACTTATTTTCACTGGAAACATTAGTTACATTGAAAGTAATGTACCCAATTCGACATATCAATGGTTAATTAATTTTTCAAAATCAGAAATATTTAAAAGTTTAAAACAAGAATATGAACATGCTGTTCAATATGAAAAAATTTATGAACAGTTTCCATATACAGCGAATTTTGTGACTGTTGACACTGTTGTGGTTCAATCTGGACATATTCTATTAATCCAACGTAAAGATGCTCCGGGGAAAGGTTTATGGGCATTACCGGGAGGACATGTTGGCACTGATGAAACACTTTTGAGTGCTTCAATTAGAGAATTGAAAGAAGAAACAAAAATAAATATCCAAGAGGATGTATTATATAGATGTGTTGTTGATTCAGAAATATTTGACCACCCTGAAAGGTCATTACGTGCAAGAATATCATCTAAGAAAGGTCGTAGTATTACAAAAGCATTTTGTATAAAATTAAACGATGATAAAGATTTACCAAAAGTTAAAGGAAGTGATGATGCATCCAAAGCATGGTGGTTTCCTTTTGCAGAAGTTTCAAATATGAGAAATCAATTATTTGAAGACCATGCAGATATAATTGACTATTTTATTAGTCGTATTTAAAAAAAATAATACATAGGAGTTATGATTATGAAAGAACAAAACTTAATAAACAATTTAATTTTAAACACAGATTCATATAAAATGTCCCAATGGGTACAATATCCAGAAGGAACAGAAGGCATTTTTTCATATATTGAATCACGTGGATGTAAATTTAGTGATAAAATAATGATGTTTGGATTGACATATTTTTTAAAAAAATATTTATCCAAACCTATAACACAAAAAGATATTGATTTTGCAGAAGTATTTGCTAAATCTCATGGTGAACCATTTAATAAAAAAGGATGGCAACATATACTAGATAGACACAAAGGTGTTTTACCTTTAATTATCAAAGCTGTTCCTGAAGGAACTGTAATGCCAACAAAAAATGTTATGGTTACTGTTGAAAATACTGACCCCGATTGTTATTGGTTAACATCATATATTGAAACAGCTTTACTCAGAAGTGTTTGGTATCCATCAACTATTGCAACTAATAGTTTTTTGACCAAACAAATAATAAAAGAATATCTTGATAAAACATCTGATAATCCTGAAAGTGAAATATTATTTAAACTCCACGATTTTGGTGCAAGAGGTGTCAACAGTTTAGAATCTGCTGGTATAGGTGGTGCATCTCATTTAGTTAATTTTATGGGCACTGACACTATTTCTGGTGTTCTTACTGCTATGGAATATTATGATTCAGATGTTTGTGGTTTTAGTATTCCTGCGTCCGAACATAGTTGCATTACTGCATGGGGGAAAGAAAAAGAACAAGATGCATATTCAAATATGATTAGGCAATTTGGTGAAGATAAGGGTAATATTTTTGCAGTTGTTAGCGATTCATATGATATTTATAATGCAACCAAAAACATTTGGGCAAAACATTTACTTAAATATGTTGAAAAAAATGGTTCAACTGTTGTAATTAGACCTGATTCTGGTGACCCAACTAAAGTTCCAGTTGATATTATTAAAATACTTATGAATGAAGTTGGATGTACTATAAATAAAAAAGGTTATAAAGTTCTTCCTGACTATGTACGTGTTATACAAGGTGATGGGATAACAAGAGAAACGTTAAAACAAATTTTAGAAAATCTTGAAGCTGAAAAAATAAGTGCAACTAACATTACATTTGGAATGGGTGGTGGTTTGTTGCAACAATTTGATAGAGATACTTTTAAATTTGCAATGAAATGTTCTTCTGCAAAAATATATGGTATCTGGAAAGATGTGTATAAAGACCCTGTAACAGATAAAGGTAAAATTTCTAAAAAAGGTAGATTGACTTTAGTTAAAGATGAACAAACAGGAAAATTTAGAACTATTATACATGGTCAAGAAATTAAACCTAACGAAATTAACATGCTTAAAACTGTATATAATAATGGTATTAAATATGATATGTTAGATAATTTCGAAACTATTAGACAAACAGCAAATAATTATCTATAATTAGTATATATCTGTATTAATGGGGATGTAACAGTCCCCATTTTTTTATATAAATAATTTAATATAACGAGGAAAATATCATGCAAATACAAATACCGATAAAATACGTCTATCCATTTAATGAACCATTTGTTAAACCATTTGTGGATAAACCTTATAAACCTTGGGAAACCCCCGTTGAAAAACAAAATGATGATAAAAATAATTGTTTTGACATATTAGTAGATGAATCACCTTTTAAAAAATTGCACAAAGGTAGCATCAATGGTGTTAAATTTACTGTTTCGTTTGATGAAAAAACACCAATTAAAGTTTTTGATGCTAATACATCAGTATCAAAAAATAACATATGCTTAATATTTTCTATCCCTATTTTATATCATAGTAAAAATGAAATTAATGCAACATATAATAAAGATGAAAATAAAATTAATATAAGTTTTGTTGACACTTCAATTAATAATATATTGTACAAAGGACAAAAATCATCATATGGTGAGATACCATCATTTAAGAACGCCACAATTCATATTCCAACAAAAAAATTTACGGTTGAAAAAATCGAATTAGTTAATGGGTTATTAAATATTACAGTTGATATGATTATAAAAAATCAAGAAACAATATTAGATATATTATAAAAAATGTTGACATGTGTGGATTTGTGATTATAATAAATCACTTTAAATAAAAACTATAGGTAATATTATGAAAATTAGTAATGTAAATGACATTCAACCTGAAATTTATATTTTAGTTGGACTTCCCGGTAGTGGAAAATCAACATGGGTAAATTCTAAGATTAGAAATTCACCAATATCATATGATATTGTTTCAAGTGATAACATAATAGAAAAAATTGCTAAAAAACAAAATAAAACTTATAGTGAAGTATTTGTTGATAATGCATCATACGCTAACAAACAAATATGGATAGATTTTAAAAATGCTATAAATAGTAATCATAGTATTATATGGGACCAAACAAATATGAGTATTAAAAAAAGAAGTGATATTCTACGTAAAGTTCCTGAAAACTATAAAAAAATTGCAGTAGTATTCAATTTAGATGATGATGAACTGATTAAAAGGTTAGATGCAAGGGCAAAAAGTGAAGGAAAAACAATACCTAGTCATATTATACTTAATATGAAAAACCAATATCAAGAACCTACAAAAAATGAAGGATTTGATGATATTATATATGTAACATAAACGGAGTGAAAAATGAGTGAAATCAATGCAACAACATGTAATAGCATACAAGAACTGCCATTAATACTTGCATTAAATTCTGGTGGAGAACCACTAGGATGGATTAACTATGAAAAATCTGCTTTTTATTATGCAAAAAATAAAGTTAGATGGTCATTGGGTGAATATGAAGTGGTGTTGCGTGGTGGAATTAATGCTGAGACTGGTAAACAAAGCACTCTTAAAATGGATACAATTATTGCGTTAGATAGTAACAAAAGTCCAACACATTATCGCAAACATACTCCAACTTTATCAAATTTGACATTATTTGAACGAGATATGAGATTATGTGCATATTGTGGGGAAGTTTTTTCATCTAAAAAATTAACACGTGACCATGTTTTACCAACATCAAAAGGTGGAAAAGACATTTGGACAAATGTTGTTACTGCATGTAGCCCATGTAACAGAAAAAAAGATGCAAGAACTCCTGAACAAGCAGGTATGCCATTGTTATATGTTCCATACACCCCATCGTACAATGAAACTCTTATTTTAATGAATAAGAAAATATTGTCTGACCAAATGGAATTTTTGCTTAAAGGTGTACCAGAAAATTCTAGACTTCATCAAATGAAGTAATTTTAAGTTGACAAGAGATTAAAGTTCTAATAAAATTAGAATTTTAATCTTTTGGATACAATATGAGCATAAAAATTCATAACGGGTTTATATTAAAAAATATAAAAAGTCTTGATGATTTACAACCATTTATTGATAAATTAACACATACATTTATACCAATTGCCAATGAAATATGGACAAGGAATGTGGTTAATGATGCTGTCATGAACTATGATTATGATACAATTAATAATATACCATACTCAGAATCCTATATGGCAAATGCTGAAGAAGAAATTGAAAATGATTTGATTCTTTCATTAAAAAAAAGAATTGTATCATATTTAAATTTAGAAATTTTATTATATTTTAATAAAATCAATGACAAAATAATTGGATTGTATTTTATACATAATGCAGAATTAAGGGAAATGTTTGTTAATATGGACGAGATTGATGAATATAACTATATTAATGATTCAAATGATGAAACTATCAAAAAGGATTGGCAAACTGCAATCAAAAATGGTAGACCAGAAAATTCAATGCTTGGAATTAATATAATACAAACAGAACCACGACCAATTAATATTAATGATATAGAAAAATATATTCCGTGTATAGATATTAGAGCTAAAAATGTTTCTGAAAAAATATTATTAGAAACTCTTGATTTAAGGAATAATTTTGAATCACAACAAGATGTTTTTGATTTTTTAGATAGTGATGAACATAAAAAATCAATAATTAAAAAATCCAAAAAAATAATTAAAAAATTAAACAAAAATATTAATAAAGATTTATTACTACAAACAAAGGGAAAATAATATGAATTTAACAGAATATCAAGAAAATGCATTAAGAACAGAATCAGACATTGGTAATAATATTGATGTCAACGTAGATTTATTTAAAAACGTTTTACTCTTATCAATTCATGCAAGTGTTCTTGTAGATGCTTTTAAACGTGCTATTTTTTATAAAAATAATGATAGGCTGAATGACATTTTTTTTAACACAAATAATGGATTATTAGATGAAATAAAGCATATTATGAATCAAATTATAAAAGAAAATCCAAATAATACAACAACTGTCAGTGATATAAATACCCGTGTTTTACATGGGATTCTGGGTTCATATACTGAATCAGGTGAATTACTAGATGCATATATTGATTATATGAAAACAGGTGTTCTTGATAATATTAATATTAGTGAAGAAATGGGAGATACCTCATGGTATCATGCAATTATACATGATGATTTAGATTTATCATGGGATAAAACACTATCAAATAATATCGAAAAGTTAAAAAAACGTTATCCTGAAAAATACTCTGACTTTCATGCTGTAAACAGAAACCTTGATGCGGAAAGAAAAGAATTGGAAAAATAAATGAAAAAATATGCTGTATTTGATTTAGATGATACATTACTTGACTTTAAGACTCAAATAATGATTGCTATTCAAAAAGAATTTAATGTTAGAATACATTGGAAAGATTGGGAAAGTTATGACCTTTTAAGTGTATATGATTTAACAATTGAAGAGATAATGAACGCATGGATTAAACATAATTGTTTAGAGAATGCAATTCCTTTGTTGTACTCTAATAAAATACTAGATGTTGCTAAAAAAATGGGATATGAAATTATTATTGTATCAGCAAGGAATTGGCATCCAAATGCAAGAGAAATAACAGAAAAATGGTTAGATGATTATGGGTTCACTTATGATGAGTTATTGTTAGTTAAACCATCTGAAAACAAAATGAGTGTCTTAGAAAAATATGATTCGTTTGACTTTGTTGTGGATGACCATATAAAAAATTGTATAGATTTTGATAAGTCTGGAAAATTTAATAATATTTTTATGGTTGATTTACCTTGGAACACTAATGAAAACATTTCTCAGACAAATATTCAAAGAATATATTGTTTACATGACATTTTAAATTATTTAGAAAATGGAGTTTAAACTCCATTTTCTTCCATATCATTCTCTAATGCAATAATCCATGATTTAACAAAATCACTTCTAACAATATCGTTTGTTGTAAATCTAACATAATCAAAACAATCCATATTTTGAATTATTCTTAAAAATCTCTTGATGCCTGTCGAATCATTTTTACTTTTATTTAAATCTGATTGGATATAGTCACCACATAGTATTAATTTGGTATTTTGTCCCAATCGTGTTAAAATAGAGTTTATTTCATGAAAATTCATATTCTGTAACTCATCTACAATTACAATACAATCATCCCAATTCATTCCTCTAATAAATGATGTTGGCATAAATTGTATGTCACCTTTTTCTTTCATACTTTGGTATATATTTCCTGATTTATACCCTATATTACATTCTATCATTTCGGAGAACATGTCTGCATATGGACGTTCAAACACTTCTGTTTTTTCCATTTCATTTCCGGGCAAAAATCCAATATCACGTGTGGCAACAGCACTTCTTACAATAATTATTTTTTCATAATTGGTTTCTTTTCTAAAAAACTCATTTAATGCTAAGTATATTGCTGAAAATGTTTTCCCTGTTCCAGCAGAACCATCAGCAACAATATGATATCCATTCATAAATGATTGGAACATTTGTTTTTGTGGTTCGGTTAATGGTTTAATAGTTTTTAAATTGTGTTGTGTTAATTTTAACTTTTTTGATGGTTCTGTCATAGCAACTATATTTTTCGATGTTATTATTTTCAAATTTTCTATTTCTTTATCTTTTTTTGATAATGTTTTTTTTCTTTTCATTTGCTTTAATCCTATTGTTTTAAATGCGTTAATGTTTATTCTTTTGACATGGAGTATTATTTCATATTGACCTCCAAAATTTGATTAAATAAGTTTTCTGACAATTTAGATTGCCATTTGGACTGATGTGTGTAACATGTTTTTTATTCATAGTGTTACATTTCTTTGTTAAAAATATAAATATGATTTATAATCATAATATTATTTATGATAAAAATAAAATTTAAACAATGGGTGTCCTAAATGGTAGATAAAACAACGGTTTTGAATTCTGATTCTTTAGATATTTCAAATTTAAAAACTTATATTCATGAAGATAAAGAAGTTGTAATGACAGGAAGATTTGCTAAACGTATTAAACATAGAAAAGGTCGTGCTGATATTGTAGAAATATTGATTGAAATATGTCCACTGTCAGCATATGCAAAAAATAATAAACTTTATAACAGTTGGGTTAAGAAAAGTGAACTTTTCCATATAATTGAGGATGAAAATGAAATTACATGAAATTAAAAAAGTACCAGATGGCACATTTGTTGGTAGCAAATTATCAAATGAATCAAAAATAAAGCTATATGAGCTTGTTAAAAAGTTAAATGTGCCTAACCCCTTAGAAAAAGAAAAATATCACGTCACTGTCATTTATTCTAAGAAATATCTACCACATTTAACCTCTGTTGGTAAATATGATAAACCTATAATTGCAAAAACTAAAAATTTGGCAATGTATGGTGAAGAATCAGAATGTTTAGTTATTGAATTGGAATGTCCTGAATTAAAAAAACGTAATAAAGAAATAACAAAAATTCATGGTGCAACATCTGATTATGACGAATATAAGTGCCATGTAACATTATCTTATGACTGTGAAGATTTTGATATTCCTACAACATCTATTAAAAAACTTCTACCTACGATTGAATTAACATCCGAATATGTTGATGATTTAGATTTAAATTGGGAATAATTATAAATTTTATTTACATTTTTTATTTTTTGCAGTAATATTATATTTTTTAAAAATATGAGAAAAATATGTCAGATATTAACGCAAAAATTAACACGTTGAAATTATATGATGATGCATATTTTAATGGCATTCCATTAATTTCAGATGTAGAATATGATACATTAAAAGAATCAATTAGATTAGAAAATCCAACTCATGTATATTTTGCACTTGTTGGTTCTGATGTAAGAGGGGGGAAAATTGATTTACCATTTCCTATGGGTAGTCTTGACCAAGTGTATGACCAAAAAGACATTGACAATTGGTTACATAGGTATAATATTCACAATAATAAAATGGTATTATCCCATAAGCTTGATGGGGTAAGTTGCATGATTCAATATGAAAATGGGAAGTTAAAAATTGCATATAGTCGTGGTAATGGCATACAAGGTGCTGATATTACTCGTCATATATCAAAGATTCCAAGTATACCTAAAAAAATTCCATTCAAAGGCGAATTAACTATTCGGAATGAAGTTATTATGAAAAATGATGTATTTAATTCTTCATATTCTAATGATTTTAAAAACCCAAGAAATCTTGTTGCTGGTGCAATGAATAGAAAAGAAACTAAACAATCAATTCTAAATGATATAAGTATTATATCATATGACATAGTTTTTATTTCAGACGATTTAAATGAAGATTTAACAAAAACACATGCTTTAGAACTTCTTGAAGAATGGGGGTTTGATGTTGTTAAATATGATACAGTTAAAGCACAAGATTTACAAATGGATATATTGAGAAATACTTTAAAGCAATTTAAAGATGATTCTGAATATGAATTAGATGGTATGGTTATTACTAATATTGATTATTTAAATACTGGTGATAGAAAAAGCCAAAGTTTAAATCCAACACATTCGGTAAAATTCAAAGTATTGGATAAAAGTTCTATAGTTAAAACCTCTGTTGTTAATGTTTTATGGGAGATTTCTAAATCTGGTTATTTAAAACCAAGAATTGAAGTTAAACCTGTTGAACTTTTTGGAACGACTGTTAAATTTGCAACAGGGTTTAATGGAAAATTTATATATGATAATAAAATAGGTATAGACACAATTGTTGAAATAACTAAATCAGGTTCTGTTATTCCTTATATTGTTAGTGTTGTTAAAGGTACAAAAGCATTAATGCCTTCAGAGGTGTGGGAATGGAATGAATCTAAAATAGAATGTGTTGTGAGTCTAGACAACGAAGTAGTTATATTCAAACAATGTTTAGATTTTTTTGTTAGCCTAGATGTTGAATTACTCAAAGAAGCATCTTTAACAAAAATGTTTGATTCATATAAACTTTGGGGGAAAACATTTAATGAAGTATGCACATGCTTATTTGACTTAACAAGTTTAGAGTGGATTCAAGTATTAGGGGTAAATGGTGGGAAATCATTTGAAAGTTTACATAGACGTTTATCAAATATGACATATGAAAAAATAATGGGTTCTTTACCTTTTATTGGTTTTGGATTTGGAATTAGAAAAGCAAAACAATTATTACAACAAGTTCCATTTACAACTCTTTCAACTTTAAAAGAAGAAGATATCGAAAATCTTGAAGGATTTGATACCATTACTGCTTCAAAAATTGTTCAAAATTTACCGTTGGTATTGGAATTTATAGATTGTTTTAATGAAAACATAACGTTTATACAGAATGATAATTCCTCAGAAATGAAAAATGTTGTTATTGTAATGTCAGGTTTCAGAGATAAAGCATTACAAGAACAAATTGAATCAATGGGTGGAAGAGTATCCACATCTGTATCAAGTAAAACAACACATTTACTTACCCCAGATATAAATGGTACTTCAAGTAAAATTAAAAAAGCAAAAAGTTTAAATATAGAAGTGATAACACCACGATTATTTAAAGATAGTTTTAATTTATAAATATAATAATATTAAATAGGAGATAACAATGTTTACATTTGGATTTTTAGTTGGAGTTATTGTCACAATGATTCTAGAATATAAATTTAATTTTATTGAAAAGGTTGGAGATTTTGTAATACCTTTGTTGAAAAAAGGCTATGAATATATTAAATCTTTATTTAAAAAATAAATTATAAATCAATAAGTTACAGGTGGAATAGTTTTTTTCATTTTTTTGTTATTTGCATAAATATTTTCATAACTTTAGGAAACTATTATGACAAAAAATAACAATAATGATGAAATTCTTTTTCCACCTTTCTTCCCACCAAGTGAGCCAAATGGTGTTAAAAGCTTTAAACAGAGTGTGTTAGTAAATATATATTATTTTTACCTAACAGAAGAAATTGGTGAACCATCATATTATACTGAAATGATTAATGTGTTGCGTACTGCTGAAGAACACGACAAAATCATGTTATGTATAAACAATCCCGGTGGTTCAATAAATACAACTCTACAGATTATATCAGCAATCAATGAATCAAATGCAACTGTTATCACTTCTCTAGAAGGACAGGCATGTTCTGCTGCAACTATGATATTTTTGAGTGGACACCAACATGTTGTAAATAAAAATTCTTCATTTATGATTCATACTTTCTCAGAATGGGGTGGTGGGAAAGGAAATGAACAAAAAGTTAGAATGGAATTTGTACACACATATTTTGATAAATTATTCAGAGATATTTATTCAGGGTTTTTAACTGACGAAGAAATTAAAAGTGTATTAAACGGTAATGATATCTGGATGGATGCTGATGAAGTATTATTACGTTTAGAAGGTTTCTATAAAAGAAAAGAATCATTAAATGAAGAAAATGTTTATAAAACTATTGATGACATGAACGCATACACTCAAGAATTAATGAAATCCAATAATATAACCGAAAAAGATTTAGCAAAAAGAATGACAAATAAAAAACAAAAAACAAAATAAAACATATTATATATTGAAAAACAATATCTTCTATCTTAAAATTAACACATGAAAAGTATAGAAGATATTGTTTTACCTTATTTACATGTACATAATGTTAATAATCATGGGTGGCATTCAACATATTGTGAATATTGTGGTGATGGTTCAAGAACAAAAGGTCCACGTGGTGGTTGGCAATTTGGTGATGAAGTTGTCATATATAGTTGCTTTAACTGTGGAGCAAAAGAAAGCTATTCATATTCTAGAGAACATCCATTTTCTGAACATATGTGGGATGTTTTTAAATCGTTTGGAATCCCATTATCTGAACTAAAAAAACAAATAAATGAATATAAAATTGAAAACAACTTTGAAACTAAAACAGTTAAAAAAACTATAAAAAAAGTTGAACCAATTGATATTCCTACATACTTTTATAAATTAGCAGATGCAGATAAAACAAACCCTATAGCCAAAAAAGCTAAAAAGTATCTTAAAGGGAGAGGAATATCATATAAAGACTATCCTTTTTATTTGGCTTCAACCTATAATGGTTCAGATATAGAAGAAAAAATAATATCAAAATCTTTAATGAATAGAGTTATAATTCCATTTTTTAAAAATGGTGAAATGATATATTATCAAGCAAGGGCATTAGATAAAAATGCTAAAAAAAAATATATAAATGTCAATAAAAGTAAATCTAATATTATATATGGATTTGATGAACTTTATACTCATTTAAATCGTCCATTATTCATCACTGAGGGGTTTTTTGATGCATACCATGTCAATGGAATATCTTTACAAGAAAATTACCTCAGTGACGCTCAAATTTCCATTTTGAACAACTCCCCAAGACAAAAGGTTGTTATCCCTGATTTTTTGGGAGATTCTTTTAAACTTGCAGAACAAGCTATTGAAGAGGGATGGGGTATATGCATTCCTGATTATTCCACACAATGTAAAGATGTTTCTGAGTCAATTAAAAAATATGGTAAACTAGCAACCTTACGTGATATAATGGAACATATATATTTCGATTTTGAAGCTCAAACACAATTAATGATTAAAAAGTTATAATTTTTTTATGTTTTATATAAATAAATGCATATGAATTATATTTTATTTAATTATGGATAATAACAAGACAAATGATAATAATAAAACTAATGACAAATTCATCGAGCAATCTAATAAACATATTAAGATATTAGCTGAAATTGCTGAATTTGCCCATAGAAATGGGGTAAAAGAAAATTCGTTTTTAGAAAATTATTTAAAAAATGCAAAGGAATATATTGTTTAGATTTATTAATAAAAATTCTAACAAATATGATTTACTATCTGAATATAAAAAATCAGATGGTTCAAAAAGCTTCGAACAAAAATATAATATTACTATCAATGATGATGGTTCTATTTATGACCCTATAACAAAATCTAATCATTCATGCTTAATGACATGGATGAATTCATTAACGTTCTAAAATTTCGTTTATAACCATTTTATATAAATATAGATATTACTATAAAGGAATATTAATATAAATGGCATCAAATGACATATACAATGGAATTTCAAAACCAATTGATTCTTTAATCAATTACATTTTAGATATTAAACCTTACCATACTAAATTTTTCGAAATCATTGAAAAATACTATTTTTATGATAATGTTAATGTTATTATTGATGAATCATTATCAACAAATATTAATATACAAAATAATCCTTTATGTAAGCCATATGGTTATGGGGTTGAATGGGATGAAGAATGTGGATTTGACCCATACAATTGTTGTGATTTATTTGCATGTATTGGTGGATACGGTCTTATATATGACAATTCAGATATATTAGTCAATGCACCAATATCATTTCTTGATAGCAATACTAACCAAGCAACTTTAAATGGTGATTATAGATATGATGAAAGATTTCAAATATCATCAATTTTAGGAGATGATATTATTGTTGAAGGAGATGTTACTTCATATTTGACAAATCATAAATATCTTCTCATTGTTCCTATTAGAACGTACAATATTTTTTCTGCATCAGGGAATACATTGATTATTGAAGGGAATCATGTTACACAGTTTAGTAATAATAACGAATTTAATATCACACGTGACAGGTATAATAGTGGCACATATATATTATCAAATGTAGAATTAAATGAGGATGGGAATACCGTAATAACTGCATCAAACATTGATGGTGGTACACTTGATGGAAGTGGAATGGGTTTAGGGTATATAGAATCAAAATATATCTGTAAAAATCAGGGTGCATACGAAATTTCATCAGCATCTTTTTCTGGTGGTGAAACTACGATTACAATTGATACTACAAATACACCCTTGCAATTTGATGATGTGACAGAATTAAATAAGCATGGGTCAATTCAACTTAGAACAGGATTATTTTCACCAAGAAGAGTCTATATAACAAATACCGTTGCTGATGATGAAGGGGACTATGTCATAACAAATATGGAATATTTCCCAAATACAGACACAACTGTTTTAGTGTTAGGTGGAAATATAACTACAGATTCAAACGTTGCAATGATGCAATTAATTGGTTACGAATATGATGTTGGTTTTGATGGATTCCCGTCATGTTCATCACCACAACCATACAATGTTCATACAACTTTTTCAGAGTATTTAGAAATTGTAATAGATGATACATTTGTCATAACACCTGACCCAACACCAAGTACATGAAGTAACAAAAATTATTTTATTGATAAATAATATTAGAGCTAACAATAATATTAAATGATAAATATGATAAGTAAAGATTTTCCATTAATTGTAGAAAAACATCCAGAAAATTATAAAGGGTATGAGTTTATAACACTTATCCATTACGGTGATAAAAAATATTTAAACATTGTTGATAATGTTAATAAAAAACATATATCAACATATGTATTAGACCTATGTGTTGTCAATAATGTTGATGAACAAAAAGTAATTGACATTGCTTATGAATGGTATATTAATGAAAATAAACAATATCCTATATCAATTGAGTTTTCTAAACTTGGTATGAGTGAGGAAATGAATAAAATAATGAAATTATTTTCAATTGAATTTATTACACGTGTTATAGGTCCTTTACCTCAATATGAAATGAACGACACGATTAAAATACGAAAAAGAAAAAGAAAGAAAATACCATCAAATATGGAGTTTTCTATTAATAAACTTAAACGGTAGATTTCCAAACGGAAGTGTTTTTATTAACAGTGTTAACAAGTTCTTTTCCATAATCTGATAATTCTCCATTTTCCGATTTATTATATGATGATACTGCATTATTGCCTTCATCTGTTAAAATAGTTTGTGTAGAGTTATACTTAACAAATCCATTTTTTTGTAAAAAATCTAATGCATTCATTAAACTTTCTGTTCCAGAAAGTGCTTCCATTGCCAATTCTGATGTACTGGAACTATATATCACGGCTAATACACCTTGTTGTATTTTTGACAATCTAATGTTTGAATTTAATATTTCATTTAATAATTTCATAATATCCCTGCTTCAATCAAATGTAACTGTAACACTATTATCATTGCATATGGCACTGTGTGTGATTTTCTCATATCACTTGGGTGTCTTTTTGTATACAGTTCTTTAATTATACTTTTTTTATTCTTTAAGTATTTATCTAAAAGATGTCTTTTATATGGACGTATTAAAGCTAATATATCAGATAAATCATTTATTGATGTTGGTTTAACCTGTATTACTACATCAGCATGGTTTGATATTTGAAAAAGTTTTTTTATTATTTTTTGTTTTTCTAATAATTTCCAATTTGGCTCTTTTTTCAATAATATCTTTATTTCTGATTTAGATTCAAAATAATTTAAAAATGATAAATGTAACATATCTATTTTTAAATATCCTTCATCTTCTGCATTTTTATAAGGTATTGCTGACAATCCAGTAATAGAATCTATAGGTATTGTTTGAAAATAAACCCCAGCATTATGCTTTTTCAATTCGTCATTTTCTACCATTGATGCTTCTACAACATCAAAATGTTCTTTGGGTTTAAAAGTTGTTTTTAAATCAATATCAATATCCATTTAAGAATGATATTATATTGTTTGTCACTTTTCAAGTTCTTGCAGTATTTTTTTTAATGTTTTTATATCATCAGTGAATTTTACTTTTGTTTCCAAATTCCATCTCATGGAATCTAATTCAGAAATTTGTTTCATTAATTTCTTTTTATCTTCAATAAAATGTTCACATACTTCGTCTAATTTCATACCATATAATTCAGCATATTTCCTAATTAATGGAATTCTGTCAACATCTTTTTTCACTTTATATTCAATTGCCTGTTCACATCTTTCAATAACAATTGGTATTGGAACCTCCAAATATTCTTCAATGTTATCTTTATATTGTTGTTTAATTACATTATATAATATATCTTTTATTTTTTTTATATCTGTTGGTATCTTTTTCTTAATTTTTATTTTTTCTTCTAATTTAATGATTGCATTTGCTAAATGTGAGATATCCTTTTCTAATGTTTTGATATATTCTTTTGTTTCTTTTAATTCTTTTTCTGTTTGAATATATTTAGCTTCAAATTCTTTCATGTTCTCATCTTCTTTCTTTTCAATAATTTGTGGTTTTATTAACACCAAATCATTTAACATATTAATTGCATCACCAATTTTAGGAAATTTTTCAATTGTAATCGATTTAAGAGATTTTCTCCATAATGTCCACCTCTCAATACATTCATCTGTCAAATTAGAATCTGGTAATACAATCCAATCGGAATTACGTAGCATTTTATCTCTACGCAAAAATAAATCATCCCACTGTGATTTAATATATGCGGAAGGATATGATGTTTTTATATCTCTTATTCTTTGTACCATATATTATTCTGGATTTGGGTTATAGTTATCTCTAGAATAACTAAAACTATATGTTTTTGTTATTGTTTGTTTATGTGTACCATAACCGCTATCAGAAATTATTAACTTAACATGTCCAGATGCATATACAATGTTTGTCCCACAACTGCCACCTGCATTTATTAACAAATTCTCAGTTGGCATTTGTGATGGTGCACATAATTCTTGTCCCGGTGTAGAAGACGAATAAATTGTACAATCATTATTTGTTCCCAAATTTAAACATTCCCCTAATGGCAATTCGTTATCTACTGTAAAATCAACAAACTCAAAATTATGATAATACGGTTCAATCCCTCCTGTTACAGTAACATATGGAACTCTTCCGTGTTCTTCATCTCCGGGTTCTGGTGCACAACTGTATTCAGGACAAATTTCAGTACCACCAGTTAAACAGTCATGTCCACCGTCACCTTCTGGATGTATAAATACATTACATTCAGTATTTATCATATATAAATTTCTATTATTATCATAATAGTCAACAGATGTCATTGACAATGGAACTTCTGTATATGTATCATTTCTAATAAATTCCCAAGGAATTATTGCACTATCCTCAACTAACTCTGCGTCTGTAACAACAACACGTATTTGACCACTTATATCTGTTACATCTGTTGCACAATTACCTAACATTGACAATACCACAGATGTATCCGCAGTTTGCTTAGATATTAACAACTCATTAGTCGATGATTGGTCAACACCATTGTATGTTGTTTGACCACCAGCGGTTAAATAAAAACAATCAGAAGCATTTAAACTTGAAGCACCAGAATATTGATATACATTTATTGTATATGGAGCAGTACCATTTGATATATTAATTGTAACTGTTTGACCACCTTCTGTACCATTTGCAGAATCTGGTGCACATGTGCCTAAATCACATGTTGAAGATAGTCCTGTGCCACAGTTTACACCTGTGTCATTATTTCCTGATGACATATGGTTATCAATATCACACGCACCTATTAATGACCCACCAACTACATCTATACTCATAGGTGCTGGTGGTGATACTGCTGGTGTACCATTATAACGGTCAAATGACCATGATATTGTTTTTGTTATTGTTGTACCTAAACCAGCATTATCTGTAGCACGTATTTTTAATGTACCAAATCCGTTTGATATATCTGATGAACAATTTCCTCTCATTTGTAGTGTTGCTGGGTCACCATCCATAAATGTTGTATTTCCACCAAAATCAGTTAAAACTGTTTCTGGTGATGTTGTTGTTGTTGATGTAACTGTATTAAGAACATGTGCACCCAATGGTACTACTCTAAAACAATCCGATGCATTATCTAAATTATTTGTAAATCCATTATACAAAACTTCAAAATAATATGGCTCAACACCACCAGATGCTGAAAATGTTATTGGACTTCCATTTGGGGCACATGTTGAACCTCCACTACAAGCATCAGCAGCACCTGCTGGTCCACATATTATTCCTGTTGTTGATGGAGATACAAGAGAAATATCACATTCACCACTTAATAAATTAGAAGAAACAGTTATTGCAAACTCAGGAGGTACTGGTGTTGGACTAACTGCTGCTGTTGCTGTTGGTGTTGGTAATACAGTTGACGGACTTGGTGTTGGTGTTGGTGTCGGACTTGGTGCAGGTGGACTCATAAGACTTCCACCATTTGTGTTTCCACGAATACCTATAATTAAATAATTCGCAACACTTTTTACCAATGTTTCTTCATTATAAGGAAGAAATTGCATTGTGACACGTGCTTCTTCATCTGTTGCACACACCATATAATCGATAATACTTGTAAAATTTGCAGGGGAAACTGACCATATGCATTCATCATAATCGAATACATATCCTGTTGTTGCACTTACTGGTTTTGGAAGTTGCTGACCATGTTCTATTCTCCCCCAATTAGCTGCTATATCTTCTTGTTTAGCTAAAGGTTTCCATTCTGTTCCATCCCAAAAATAAAGATGATTTTGTGTGCTATTAAACCACAGTTGTCCTTCAGTTGGATATAACAATAAATCATCTAATGCATATACTAAATCTGGGTTACCGGGATTTACTTCCATTTCAGGACATGCAAAATTTTGTAAAATATGGAGAAGGTTCTCATTTAATTTTTCACCATATTCTAAATCAACATTACCAAATAACTCTATATCTAAAACATTTGATATTGATTTTCCATCCTCAACTGGTATAGTTGTCTTTTGTGTGTCAGTATATTTAATATTATATCCCATTTTTAATCCTTTAGTATTTTTTTATGACTCTTCATATTTTCCAGTATTGACACGTGCGGATGTCCAATTTCTAGTTTCAGTGTATATTTCCCCAACATCATCTTGAACTTCTATATCAAATGTTCCACTAACACTATATAGGGTTGAACCACAGGATGCAACCATTTTTCCAAAATCAAATATTCCCCCATCCGTTGCAATGTTAAATGTTGCAAGAGTTTCTGATGATAATGTATCTTTATTAATTAATGTAACTCCATTAAAACTCATATCAATACATTCACCCACTGGTATTCCATTTGCACCTGTTAAATTTTTTATTCTTACCGTATATGGGGCAGTTCCACCTGTTACTTGAACACGCATTTGCACACCTTGTGCTGAATCTCCCGGTTCTGGTGCACATTCATATAATGCACAATCTGTTTTTGTTCCATTTGTACAATTAATCACACCATTATCAGGTGTTATCGTATACCCAGAAATATCACATATTGCAGATATATTCTGTATTGCTTGGTCCCAAATTCCAGTATAACTTGTTGTTATTATATCAATAGTAGATGGTGTTGGTGTTGGTGTTGGAGATACAGCAGGTGCACTTGCTGGTGGTGTTGTTTGTGGTGTAACATATGTTATTGGTGAAGTATTTTGTCCAATATTCACGTTTCCTTTTATTCCAACTATAAGATACATTACTTGTCCATGCAAATCTTCATTTGCCAATGGATATCTATATGTCATATCAACAGTAGCAACAGAATCTGTAATACAATGCATATATTCTATCAAATCACCATATGATTGTGGTGATACAATCCAACTACATTCGTCATATGAAAATACATATCCTGATGTACTTACTGGTAATGGCAATTGACTACCGTGTGACATTATTCCCCACGTTGCTGCAACATCTCCAAATGAACTAATCTCTTCCCATGCATTATTATCTGATACCCACACATACAATGATTCTGTAGTTGAATTATACCACAATTGACCATTAGTTGGTGTTGATAATAATTTTTTACCTGTTACTAAATCTGACACTTGTAATAAATTTGGATTTCCGGGGTTTCCACTATCTTCTGGACATGCAAATCTTTCCAATAAATGTAGCACATTTTCATTTAATTGTTGACCATAATTCAGTTTTTTTCTTCCAAATAAAACTATATCAAAAGTTGAATCAATTGAATTCTCTTGAATATCAATTGCACTCTCTAGAATATTAGTTTTGTTTATTTTATATGTCATTATGAATCTACCTTAAAATCCTCGATTTTTGTTCCAATCATTTCATTCGAATATTCTTCATTTGAAATTTCATAAACTTTTTGTCCATTTTTTGAACATGCTTTTTCATCAACTTTATTTATTGCACTTCCTACAATAATATTTGTTTTTGCATCAACTAGTATATACATATTAATCCCATTGTTTACCTAACTTTATATATTTATATAACTTTATTTAGCTTGTACTTTTAATACCAATTATTTGATAATTTGCATACCCACTTGTTGGCAATCCTGTACTACCATCAGTATATGTCATTGTAACAACACCATTTGAATCTACTTCACATGTCATACCATCTGCCCTATGTAAAAATGCAAATGGGGAAACAACAAAACTGCATTCTGAATATGGGAAAACATACCCATCATTATTTACTGGTTGTGGTAGTGATTGCCCATGTGCTATAACCCCGTAATTTCCTGCAACATCACTTTGATTTGATATTGCTTTCCATTGTACACCATTATACACATAAAATCTTTTACTCGTGCTATTATACCAAGTTTGTCCCTCAATTGGATTTTCTAATAAGTCACCATATGCTATTGATAAATCAGGTGTATCAGGTGTACTCCCATCTTCAGGACAAGAAAAATTCTCTAATATGTGCAACACGTTTTCATTAAAGATTTCTCCATAGTTTAATCTTGTTTTTCCAACAATTGCTATATCATAAACCCCTGTTATTAATGAAGATTTTGGTACTGCTAAATTAGCTTTGGATAAATCTGTATGTTTTAATAAATATGTCTTATCTGAACAAGTTGCCATTAAAAAAATTCCATCTATGTAAGTTATATTTATATTTATCTAAATTACTACATAAATTTATATCTCTAATTCTTTGACAATTTTCTTCATATGTCTTACAGCTTTAGGGTTTGTTTGGAATTTTCTTTTCCATTTATTAGTGTTGATTAATGTTTGAATTATTATTCTTTGCTCTGTAGTAACATCCTTTAATAAAAAATTAAAGAACTTCTTACTAAATAATAATATCCAAGGAGATAGTTTTTTTGCTTGTATTAACTTAATCATATCATTCCCATCTAATTCTTCCATAGAATTTTTTAAATCACATTCAAAAATATTAGATAGTTGAACTAATGTTTCAATAGTATGTTCAGCTTGTTTTAATGGAGCAACATTTGAGTCATATTTATTGATATAATACTCATATGCATCTTTATTTGTCCATGAATGTGGCAACATTTTTAATGATACCATTAATTTTATATATTCCTTGACATTTGGTATAGCCATCTTTTTTTGATAATCAACAAATTTCATAAAAGATGTAAAATATCTAGAATTAATAAATGAATCTTTTGATGGTGGGGAATGATGTCGCATTATAAACCAATCTTGATAAAACCTATATGCACTTTTTCCTTTTTTATTATGCATTGATTCAAACCTTTTCATTGGTTCACATATATGAGTATTAAAAGATTTTTCTCTTTTAAACGTTTTTCCACAGTATTTACACTCTAACACTTCGCACACTTTCTTAATTTAGTAATATTTTCCTTTGTTTCACCCAAATCTTCTGCAATATCAATTAAATCATCATTTGTCAATAATTCTAGTATCTCTATTGCATCAGTTGTTCCACACTTATAATATCTTTTTATTATATCAATTTCAATTGAAGTTTTTGTTTTCTTATTTTTTTTCTTTAAATATTTATATCTTTTTATTTTACCATCAGACGAAACGACCATTAATAAATATAATGCTTTTGGAAAACTATAAAAGTTATATAACTGTGTGTTAACCAACCCATCTAAAACTTGCAATCTATTTCTTGATGAATGACCTAATAGCCACTGATGCACAACAACAGGTTGAAATGACTTTTTTTCATCATCTGTCAAATTATCATAAAAATGCATATCATTTTTATCAATTGCATTTAATACTCTAAATATATCTAATCTATGTTTCTTTGTCATTCTTATTATTTATTTTGATTCTTCTGTTACAAAATTTACAAAGAATGTATTCACCATCTTCACTATGAATTATGTGGTCTTTGGGATGAATACACTCTTCAACCATATCATTTCTTAGTTTATTTATTTTCGTTAGAATTTTATTTTTTTCTAAACCTATTTCAAGTAACTTATCTTGAATTGGTTTTAATGATTCAATTAGTTCCTCAATTGCTTGTCGTTTCCTTCCCCATTTTAACCTTTCACTTTTAGTTCTAAATGTATAAACTTTTCTTTTTTCTTCTGCTCTAATTTTATCAATCTCATCTTTATCAAGTAGACTTTTTCTTTCCATGCTTTTTATCCTCTATAAATATATCACTTAAACTAATTAAACATGATTCAAATGTTGCTTGTTTAAATCCTGTAAATGTCTGTCTATACATATGGTCAACTATAGTAACAATTGCCTTCTTTTTCCCCATTAATGTTGTAAATATTTCATCAACATGGTCAATAAACATTTTATACATTCCATTACATTCCTCCTCTGATAACCCGTATGTTATTTCTCTTTTATCATTAGATAAAACTGTATTATTTTCAACCATATATAATATGTTAACGAAAGTTTCTTCGTCAACATCATTATCAAAATCAGGCAAATCTAACAATTTTCCATCAATTGTATTTTTCTGTGCAACATTAATCAACTTTCGCATATCTGGGTATGCATAATTAACATACTGTTCAAGTTGTTCAATATTTTTAATTTTAACCTTTTCTTTTTGTAAAATTACAGCGAATTTTTCTAACATTGAATCTTTATTTAACACTTTAAAATTAAACACATCACACCGTGATTTAAGTTCTGGGATGATGTTATGTTGTTTATTTGTTGTTAATATAAATCTAGATTCACTTGCTTCCTCTTCCATGATTGCTTTGAGTGCATCTTGTGCATGTGGAGATAATCTATCAGCTTCATCCAAATGTATTATTTTAAATTCACCTAATGGCATAGGTTTCATGAAATTTTTTATCTTACCTCTAATTGTGTCAATTGAGGTTTCATCTGATGCGTTTAATGATATAAAATCTACATCATCAACTTTTAACTCATTTTTTAATAAGTATACTAAAGAAGTTTTCCCTGTTCCTCTATGACCTGCCAAGATTAGATGTTTGATTATTCCATCTTTAATATATTTTTTGATTATTTTTTCGTCTCTTTCACTTTGAAAGATATAGTCGTCTAAAGTGGTTGGTCTATGTTTTAAATACCAAATATCTTTTGCCATAACTTTTGCCATTATTTTCTCTAATTAATGTAAAGTTATATTATAAGACAATTAATGAAGTAAAACAAGTTATCCTTGTCTTATTTCATTAATTAAATTATCTCTTTTTGTTTTTTCTTCATTTGTTTTTTCAATTTCTGTTGAAAGATTTTTGACTATATTTATTAATGATTCGAATTTTTCATTTTGTTCTTTGATATTATTATGAAGCTCTTCAAAAATTTCATCTTGTTTATCTTCACTTTCATCAGTATCAGTATCAGTATCAGTATCAGTATCAGTATCAGTATCAGTATCAGTATCAGTATCAGTATCAGTATCAGTATCAGTATCAGTATCAGTATCAGTATCAGTATCAGTATCAGTATCAGTATCAGTAAACATTATATCTTCATGAATTTCCGTATCACTAACATCAGATTCTTGTTCTTTTTCATTAATAGAAAATTCAAATTCTGGCATTTTAATTACTCTATCCGTGTCAATAATGTCAATATTTTTTTTGTTCAGTGGTTTAATGATACGGATGTTGTGGTTGTATGCCATTAATAATAATATTGCGAAAGGGTCAAAAACAAACATAATTAATAATATCAATAACCTAACAGCTTTATCAATTGTGTCAGTTGAGTCATCTGTCCAAAACAATTCAGCAACATAACGTATTGGTCCAATTTCGACTGAATAGCTATTAACTTCTTGTTCTAATTGTAATTTTTCCTTTCTAAGTTCAGATATCTTATCATTGGATTCATTTATTATGTTATTTAATTCGTTTCTTCTATCCTGTTGTTTTTCTTTTGTTGCTTTAGAACCATTTTCACCACTTACTTTATTAAATGCAATCAATTTATTTAGCTCTTGATTCATTGTATCAATTTCAGTTTTTGATGATTCTATCTTTTCAGTATTTGATTTAATCTCTTCATTTATAAATTCAATTTTATCTGTATTATTAGTAACAGGATTACCATTTTCAATATGTGCTCTTGATAAAAAACCAAATACTCCAATTGCTGATAAAAATATTGTTACCATCGTTACCGTTAGTAATGAATATTTAAATTTACGACTCATTTCTATCCAATGTCTATATAAATATGAAATACCAACTAATTTAGCAATCTCAATACTTATGCCCATTGATAATGCAAAATATGGTGCTGCTGAAAATATTGCCATAAAACCATATACTGATGCATATGCCACATTTCCAGCTAACAACAATGCAATTAAAAGAATCGTAAATCTAAAAAACATGTTAATTTCCTATTTATTAATAGTCTAATGAAGGATATTCTTCTGTAACAGCTAATATTTGTTCATCATTTGTTGTCCAAAATTTTTCCATTTTATACATAAATTTCGGTGACCATTGCAACGCTTTAACATATATATAATCGTTTGGTTTGACATCTACTACATCATTTCCAACTGAAATAACTCGTCCCCATCTAGGTCTATCCATTTGTGAACCTTTTGTTTCAACAATAATAAAACTATCCTTTGTTTTTTGTTGAAATCCACCAGAATCGGTAGTTTCTTCTAAAAACTGAAAAATTATATTATTTTTTAATACCCTTAGTGTTTTAAGTGACTCTATAGTTTTATCTTTATCCATATGTTTTTTCTCCTTTACTTTATAATATGTTGTTGTTTTAATTTATTTTTTAACTCTTCTTTTTCTTTTTGGTTTTTCTTCAACAATTTCTTCAATAGGTTCATCCAATTGGTTACTAAATTCCATATTTTGGTCATCTAAAACTTCATTATTATCAATTAAATCATACTGATTATTAAGTTCTTCTTGATATTGAATATTTTGCTTATTCTTTAACCTTGTTCGTACCATCAATTTATTCTTATCTTGTTCTGCAACCAATTTTTCTATTCTTTTTCTAGGTGAACGTTTTCTCTTTATATCAACGTATTTTTCTCTCATTAAAACATCAGATGACTTTGGTGCTTCACTTATTTGTTTTTTTATCTCAAATACATCAAAATCAACCAATTCATTTCTTATGCTATATACTTCTTTTTTATTTTTATCTGACATAGGGTATACCTCTTACTTTTAACATGTTATTTCTTTATTTATATAAAACCTATCGAAAAAATTCTTTTAAATCCAAATTATAAAAAATGCTATCTACATCATGTAATTCAATCAAATACAATATATAACAACAGCATGAACTTCCTCTACCAGTTCCCCACACAATATTTTTTTCTTTAAAAACATCAATTATATATATTAACGTTTTTAATAAATCTGCCATTTTTCTTTCTTTAAATAACGTCATTTCATAATTAACACGTATAATCCTTTCACGCATTTCATCATCAGTAAAATCATTTTTAATCAATTCCATTTTAAGTAATTGATTAATTTTTTTTACAATATTAATATTTTTATATTCTTTGGGTATATTCCATTTATTAGAATATTCTTTAATACTGTTTTTTACAGTTAATGGTTCTTCGAAATATTCATTGTATTGTTTAATTTCTTTATCAATGTTATTGATATATATATTATTTTGTTGAATACTATTTCCATCTAATAAAAAATCATATAAAAATTCAACATTAACAATTGAATCTCCATCATAGAACAATTTTCTATTTTTTAACTCGGTATATTTATTCAAATCTTGAATGCAATTGTCCATTTTTTTCTATTGGGTTCAAAGAATTTTTTTTAATTGCTGGTGCTCCACTTGCAACGACATCCGTACCATCAATATTTCCTATTACTTCTCTTTTAACCATTTGTTGTGGTGGTTGAAATATTGGAGATTGTTGTGGGGGCGGTGGTGGTTGAAATATTGGAGATTGTTGTGGGGGCGGTGGTGCTTGTTGTGGATACATTTGTTGACTAACAACATTATGTTGAGATGGTTGTACATTTTGTACAACCTGAGGGTGCAGATTATCTTCATCGTTTACATCATTTACCAAATTACGTATTTTAGTAATTATTTTATCCCATTGTGCTTTATTAGGAACCCAATCGTCTTCCTGAAATGCAATTGCACCGTTTAACCAACTTTGTAATTCTGAAATTGTTACTTTTTCATTATCACTTTCTATAACTTTTTTTACATTTGTTTTTTTTCTTGCCATAACAATTACTCTATCAAATCTCCTATTACTTTATTTTTTAAAAATTTATTATAGTTATCCGAGGGAGATATACAAACCCAATTATCTGTTCCAACATGATGACATAACATTATATTTTTACTCAATAAAGGTGTACATACCACATCATGTGCTTTATAATCAACAACTTTTATCTTTACACCATCAATTCTGTCTTTTTTATGATTATACAAAAGTGCATTAAACCCCCCACGTGTTAAATCAGCAATTTCAGCTACATCAAGTTGAGATGTATCTTCAGAATACACTAATATATACCAATTGGATGGGACTATAACACTATATCCATCAATCTCTAATGCAAGTGTTGTTGTTGTTAATTCTTCAAACATTTCTAATGGATTCAACATGAAATCCAATTCTTCTAGATTTAATACCCAAAAATAGTCTGTTTTTACTGGAACATCAATACTATCTATTAATATTGGTTGTGAATTTTCATCCGAAATTATCATTTTATCATCCTTAATTTATCATTATTATATTACAGTAAACATTAATAGTCAATTATTTCTTTTTTAAATTTATATTTTTGACTTGTATAATGTCTAATTCTTGAACTCAAATGTCTTTTTGCATATTTCAAATCTGAACATATATCATCAACATTGACTTCATCCTTGTCATGTGCTTTTCTTAATCCTCTTCCTATTGATTGAATTATTCTAATAAACCCTTTACCAGCATCTATAAGCAATAAATTAAATATTCTTTTGATATTTAACCCTGTTGATGCTAATTGAAATGTTGATATGACAACAATATCATTATTATCATCAAATAATTTAAATATTTCTTTCCTTACTTTCGTTTCATCGTCACCATATATAAAGTGTGAATCTGGTATTAGTTTTTTTAATCTTTTACCATATGCAACACCATTTACCAATATAAATGTATTTCCTTTTTTTCTTTTTCTATAATTCTCAGTCTTTTGTGCTATCCATTCATTTCTTTTTTTATTATTTTGAATATATTTTTTCTCTTCAGTGTATTCGCTAAAAAAATTATTCTTAAATGTTGCATATGTTTTTTTAGGTGAATCCTTTGTTGTTTCATAGTATTGTTGATATTCTTCTCTTAAATCTTCTCTCAATTGAATTATATTCAAATTTAATTTTGCTAACCAACCCTTTTCCATTAACATATGTGCTGGTGCTTCATACCTAACTACTCCAAGTGTAACTTTTACATTCATTCGGTCAACCTCTGTTTCTGGCAATGTTCCAGTTACACCGACTTTAACCATAATAGATGAACCACTATTATTTAAAATGTTTTTTAAAACATCTGCTTTAGTACCATGACACTCATCAACTATCGCAACTTGAAATTTAGACAAAATTCCTACGTTATTTTGTAGTGCTTGCCAAGTTGAAACTACACAAAAATGGTCATAATCTTTTTTGTTACCACTATATTCTCCAACAGATGGAAAAAAATCTAATAATTCATCAATCGTTTGTTCAACTAAATCTGCACTTGGTACAATAATTATTGTTTTTAATTTTAAATAATCATAATAAATTTTTGTCAATGCAGCAGCACATATTGTTTTCCCTGCACCAGTGCCACCTAAATATATTCCACCTTGATTTTGTGTTAGTTCATTTATTCCTAAAACTTGATGTTCACCAAGTGTAATACCATAATCTATAAGAAAATTTTCATCTATTTCTGGTACAGTAACATCAAATATTTTTCTTTTATCAATAATCTTATATCTAAAATCGTCAGTTCCCAAAAACTCTAAAATTTCTGGAACTAATTGTAAATATGTCTTTCCTGTTTTATAAAAAAATTGTATTTTTCCATCCCATACACCCAACTTATACTTTGGACTAAAATGGTATCCATCTTTTTTTCTTGAAAATTTATCAACAACTTTACTTAATTGATGTGCTTTTAATCCTATAAATACTACATTAATTTCATCTAATATTTTAATAGTTATTAATTGCTTTTTATTCATGAACTGTTATTCCCTGTAAATCATGTTCATATATTTTAACCAAGTTTGTCAAAGAATATGACCTTTGTGTAAATCCATTTACAACTGCTATATACTTTTCATATACTTCACGTATCTCTAAATGTTTGATATATAAATTAACATAATTTTCATCAGATTCTATTAATTTATCCATTGCCCTATCTGTCAAGCTTTTGCTATAATTATTTAATATTTCTTTATATATTTGTCCCCTAAGTTTCCGCAACAATGTATCAGAATAATCTAATAAAAATTTAAGTTCAACCTTAATTTGTTCATAATATGCCATTAATGATGGTTGTTCTACATTTGCTACTGCAATGTTTTTATTATCTAATGACATATCTTTATTAGCAATTTTCAAATTTTTGCTTAACGGTTTGAGAACACTTTTTACATTAGATAAATCGTCAGAAATTTTTGAGAAATCAATCAATTTACTTTCCCCTTTGCAAGATTTTCATTTATTAATAAATTTTCCAATTGTTCATTTGATAAATTTGATGGGTTTATATCATTTATATTATCATAAACTTTATCATACATTTTCTGATATTTCTTGGATTTCAATGAACCTGTGAAATTTTTATCATCAAATAGTTCTCTTATTTCTTTATTACTTAACATTTTCTGATATAATGATAATTCATATACTTCACGGTGTAATTCCAATGGTTCCAAATGTTCTATACCATTGATAGTCACAAAAAAGTTTAAAATCATATCCATATCTTCATCTAACATTTTTTGACCTTCAGTTGTCTTGATTGTTGTACCTTTTTCAATTCTAACTGAACATTCCAATTGAACAACATTACTATTTTCTGAATATCTAACAATATCATTCCATTTAGGTAATATATCCTGACCTGTTAAGTATGGTACTAATTTGTTTAACTTATCGGAATATACCTCAAATATTTTTGAAGTATATTCTGTATAAGATTTTTCTCTTTCTAATAAAATTTCTTTTAGGGTCATTGTAATTGTGTTGGTTTTTGTGATTTTCTTTGTTTTGTTTTTTCTTCTTGTGTGATTACTTCACTCAAATCTTCTTCTTCTTCTATTTCAACATCAATTATTTTATCTTCAACTTTCATTAATTCTTCTATAACCATATCTTGAACTTCATGAAAATTTTTACGTTGAAATTTAGTATCATTGATTGTAAACCACGCACCTTTTTGTGTTACAACACCAATTGCTACTGCTACTTCTAATAAACCAGAATATTTTGACATTCCTGTATCATATGGAACTTCAACTGATGCTTTTTGAAAAGGTTTTGTATATCTTGTTTTATTGCCATACACTTTTAGTTTTATACCTTCAAATTTTTTAGTGTCATCATCTTTTAAAAGTAATCGTGTTACTAATAAAATTTGTGTAAATGCAAATTTTAAGGATGATGTTATTACCCAAGGGTCTCTTAATGCTTTAATCTTGTCTTGTTCTTGATATACCTGCTTTGTGCAGACCATAGCCAGATTTGTGTTTTTAATATCATGCATAAATTCTGTTAGCATTTTTTTCAATTGTTTTGCTTGTTGCCCTTGGTCACCCTTAGTTTCACCCTTTTCATAATTTGCTACATCTGAATCTGTTTGTAACATATCTAATGAATCTACAAATATAATATATGGAGGGTAATCTTCATCATTTTCTCTTATTTTTCTATATTCTTTTATAAACCCTGAAACAACTTTTGTACATGATTTAATTGTATTAAGGGAAACATACAAATAGTGCTCATTATCCACGTCAACACCAATTGCAGACATAAAATCATCATCTAATGCATTTTCACTATCTATTACTAATACTCCATACCCTTCTTCTATACATGACTTTACAACGTTTCCAACTAAAAAAGATTTTCCTGCACCTGATGGTCCTGCAAACATTGCTAATCTTCCTTCACCAATACCTCTATTATATTTCCCTGAAACTATTTTATTAATTACATAATTACCTAAACTAACCCAAAATTTAGGTGGAGCTGATGAAGTTGAAACACCTTTCATTTTTGACCATTCTGTTAGTAATGAATTGAATTTATTTTTTGACATTTTAAATTTCCTTTTATTGTTAAAGAGAGAGGGGTTATCCTCTCTCTCTTTCAAAAATAAGACACTAAATCTTATTTTTTATTTTTTCTACTTTTGATTTTGGCAATGACATCTTTGATATCATCATCTTCATCATCGTCATCATCATCGTCATCATCATCGTCATCATCATCATCATCATCATCATCTTCATCATCGTCATATCTCTTAGATGATTTTTTAGATGATTTTTTAGATGATTTTTTAGATTTTTTAGAATAACTTTCATCTTCATCTTCATCTTCATCTTCATCTTCATCTTCATCTTCATCTTCATCTTCATCTTCATCTTCATCTTCATCTTCATCTTCATCTTCATCTTCGTCATATCTCTTAGATGATTTCTTAGAATTATTTGATTTTTTAGATTTTTTAGATTTTTTAGAAGAACTTTCTTCATCTTCATCATCTTTATCTTCATCATCTTCATCAGTATACTCATCACCTGTAAGATGTGCTGATAACATTGCTTCTAACTTATCATAAGATAGTGCTTCTGGTAATAACGTAGTTAAGTCTACTAGTTCAACGTCATCAACAGATTCAATTGCATCAAAATCATGACTTTTAATTAACTTTTTAAGTGAAGATGTATTTCCTGTAAATGATGACATAGTATCATATTTTGAATATTCACTACCTGATGGTTTTGTTTTCATAATTTTGAAATTTTTTCCACCATCAACATCCCAAGGGTATAAATCGTCATCCTCGAAATCATTGACTAAGCATTGATTTATCTTATCCATCAATTGCCAACCAAACTGTGTAGTACAAACTTTTCCTTCATAGTTTTCACCCGTTTCTTCATCAGGTGGTAATGGGTCTGATATTACTAAAACACGTGCAATTGCTGTTTTCTTTTTGTAGAATTCCTTACCTCTTTCTTTATCCTCTTTATCATAATATTTTTTTGATAACTCACAGATAGGACAAGGTACTTTAATTCCTTTGGTTTTTGGACAAACAACTGTTTTCTTTTCTCCATTTAACACTAAATGATGGGTATATTTATTAACAAAAAACTCATCATTTTCTTCATTTAAATCTGGTAAAATTCTAACAATTGCCTTTTCATCATCATTCATTAACCAAAATGGATAAACATCACCATGTGAAAAATTGCCACTTTTTTCTTTCTCTTGTTTTTTAAACTTTTCTTTTAAATCACGAATAGTTTTTTTCGCCATTTTATTTTCTCCGTATTTCTTAAATTATTTTCTTTAAACTTTCTATAAATGTTCTTTAAACTTTCTTTATGTAAAACCAATTATTTAATTTCACATTTATATTTATTAAACTTTTTGTTTAATGAAGATTATTTTATTCTACGAATTATAATAAACAACAATTTTTTTAACTATTTTAATATTTTTTCATCACCAAGAAAATCTACTGATTTCATTAAATGTTTGCATAATCCTGAAATTTGGTCTGGATTAACTGGTGGTCTATTTGATTTTTTTACATATGGTGGTGGGGGGTTTCCCTCTAACGCTTTATCTCTATTATTCCATGTTGCAAATCTATAATAAAAATCCAAACACGTACATTTTACTTTAACATTTGCTAATCCATATTGTATTGGTTCAATATTATACTCTGAACCATCAACCGCTTCAATTTTTACAGATGTTGGTGTCTCATTATCCAAATATTTTACATTTTTAAATGTTATTATTGTTTGATAATTTTTGCCTGTAGATGATGTATCAAATGTATATTTTAATTCTCTATCATCAATTGAAGGAATCGCTTCATATGAATTTACCTGTACATGTAATTGACTCTTTTCTCTTTCTGTACTAAAATGTGATAATGTATCTGTGTATAATCTATGTAAAGGATATTCTATTAAAATTTCTTTTTTCATATAAATTCTCAAATATGTTTATATTATTTATCAAAATGTTATTGGCATTGGTACATCATCAATATTATTTTCATCAATCTCCCATGTTTGTTCTTCAAACCCATATAATTTTGTATATGCATCCATATTAAATGTTGCAATATCTTCTAACATTCTTATCATTATCAAAGCACCCATTACACAATCATCTGTTGCTCCTGTTTGTGCTTCATAACTATTTCCTTTTCTAACAAAACTTAATAATTCTTTTAAGAAATGTTCAGAATTTATTGTTATTAAACCCTTTTCATACATTTCTTTAAATTTTATACATGCTTGAATTTTACTCACATGTGATGTGTGGAATCCTAATTTTCCTTTGCCATCTTCACTGATTAAATATGCACTAGGTGGTTTAACATCAGTTTCATATAACGCTGTTAATGCTTGTCCAACTGAATTATTTTCATATGAAAAAAATACTGTTCCAGCATTTTGAGTTAAAAAGTCTAAAACCTTTTTAAGATATGTGTATAATGCAGATGGTATTATTGTATTACTCCTATATTCCATTACTTGTTCTAAACTTGGAAATTCAAATACTTCAATTGTTGATGCATCTTTTTGGCTTCCAGTAGCAGGGTCACATGATACAAGATATGTTTTTTCTGGGTGAATCTTTTTCCAAAAAATTTGTCCTTCAATTGTAAATTCAGGTTTAACATCTTTAACTCTCTTCATATCTTCTTCAATAACTTTTGTATCAACAAGTGTACCATCAGATGATAAAAACTTACACTCATATTCTTGTAACCATTTATTAAGACCAAGAATGGCAATTTTTTCTTCTTTGAATTTTTCATCACGTCCCGGTGGTGCATCCCAAGGAACAAATGTTCCTTTAAAATCCCCAATTCTCATTTCCCATTTTCTCCACATTTGTGCAAATAAATTCACACTTCCGTTTGGAGTTGAAGAAATTATACATCCACCACCAGTCGATAATGTCGGATATACCGAATCCCAAAATTCTTCTTGTACATGTGCTGGTACGAATGCTAACTCATCGCAATATAATAATGATATTGCCATCCCACGTCCTGAATCTTTAGATGTTGTTTGTGAAACAATTCTTGATTTGTTATCAAATTTACATTCATGTTTATTCCATGATGTGTCGTCAATTCCCGGTTTCAACCAATGTGGCAACTCTTCATATGCATTTTGGATTTTAGATATAATTTCCATCGCATTTGAAGATTTATTTGATACTACTAATACAGTTTTATCTTTTTTAAATATTGCATACCACAATAAAAATGCACACGTTGTTTCCGTTTTACCTGTTTGTCTTGCACTCAACACTATTGAATATCTATTATTTAAATATTCACGCATCAAATCTTTTTGATAATCATACATATCAAAGAGAATTTGACCTTTCAATGGATGTCTAATATAAACATATTTAGTTGCAAAATATATTGGGTCTTTAGCACATTTGATTAGCTCCCTCGCCCTATTACTGTCATACTCTTCCTCAGTATGTGCCTTTTTTAAACGAGGGTTTTTTCCCCTAGACATTTTTAAAACTACACAAATATTGGTTTTTAAATTCTTCTTCTGTAAAATATTCTTTAATGTTATTCCATCTTTCTAATATCAACCTTTTCCAATCTTTCCAAGTGTCTAATTGTTTTAATGAAATATTTGTTATATTATATTTTTTAAAAAAATCTCTAAATTCCTCGTATATGATATCAGTTTCTTTAAAAAAACCTGTTGAAAAAAATTTTAAAAGTGTATCATCATCTATAATAATATCTAATTCTTTTAAAAAGTTTCCCAGAATATTTAATGAAATATGATGTATTGTATCAATGTAAACTTTGTCAAATGTAGAATGACCTCTTAGTGACATTCTAGGTGTTAATAATATCAATATGTTATTACCAACTATTATTTCATCTGATGATTTTTTAACTTTTATATTTTTTTCATTGTTTTGTAAAAAAGACTTTATTATTCTAATCACTCTTTTTTTAATGGTTTTTGATGTAACGTGTTTATCAGTAATTAATAATATTTTTTCTTTTTTACCAAATATTAAATCATACGCAATTTTAAAACTTATTATAGTTGTTAATCCAAATTGTCTTGGAAATGATGATATAATATTTTCTTTATTATTTATAAGTGATATTATGTCTTCTTGTACCAATGTTGGTTCAAATTTAATTAATCCGTTGTATGGATTTTCTATTAAAAAATTACCATATTTTATAAAATTATTAAAGTTGTTTATATTATTTTTTATATCCATTTATGTTCTCCTTCTCCATTATTTATATAAATAATATAGAAGTGAAACTTTTTATGAATATAATCAATATGTTATATTGTTTTTACCCAAATTGTTTGTGTGCTTGGGTTTGATATTTTTTGTACCGTATAATCGATATTATCTATGCCAGAATGCTGACAGTCATCTATAAGAATTTCATTAAATTTTAAACCTTTTAATATATTTGATTCTACATATTTTATTGTAACTCCAAATAAAGTTGCATTATTTTCATTTGATTTTAACAAGTCTTTATTTATTATAATAGTTCCAAATTTCAGTGAAAAAGAATGAAATTTGATTTATTAAACATTGAGTTTAATTGGTGTACTACACGCCACTATCGGGTTATAATTAAACTT